GCGCCCCCGCGGTAGTCGACGAAGTAATTGCGCAGCAGCGCCGCGCCGACGTGATACTTCGCGAGATCAACGCGCCCATACATCGATGGCGCCAGTTCTCCAGCGCCGAAGGAAGGGAGGATGACGGGCTGAGCCATTACGACACCAAGGTAAGAGCCTGCGGACCGTAGGAGAACAACCCGCCATACGGATACGCCCAATCGGAGTTGTAGCCGCGAGCGCGCATCCAGTCAGGGATCGAGTCGATCACCGTCAGCCCTTCGTTTCCGTTCTTCGTCTGCGCGTCGACTGAATACTGCTGAGCCATGCGCAGCGCGATCTGCTGCATGTTCTTGTCGCCGGTGAGCGCGATGCACACGCGCGCGCCGAGGTAAGCCGTGAACGCCTGCACGAAGAGCGGGTCCCACATCGCCGTATTGGTGTTGCGGAAGGTGTAGACGCCCTGCGCCTGCATCTGATTCGTGAGGATCACGGAGACCGAGTTCATCGTCGTGTCGAGATCAGTCGACAGCACGAAGCGCGGCGGCGGACCGTAGGCGGTGACAGGCGAGACCGAGCTCGCGAAACTGACCGGCGATACCTGGATCGTCGGCATCAGGTAGCGCATGAGCAGACAGTCGCTCGGGTACGCGTACTCGTAGAGCCACGGCGTCGGCACGGGCTGCCCTTGCGTGCCGTCCTGCAACACGGTGAGCGCGAGCTGCTTGCGTGCGAAATCCCAATGCGCCGCGCGCAGCACCGCATCGACGGCGTTGTCCCAATGCCGGGAGATCGCGTTCGATTCCGTGCTTCCCTCATTGAGCGCGGAAATCGTCGAGCGCGTGCCGATTACATCGAGCGCCATGTTCGCGATCTGGATCTGTGACGACGCCATGTCTTACCTCACAGGGTTGTCGCGGGAACGTGCCCGACGGTGCACGAGACCGTTCCGCTGATGACAACGTTCAGCCCCTTGAGCGCGCGGAACGGAAGGCGGTAGAACGTGCCTGCGACCGGCGTGAAGGTGTCGACGATCTTCGTCGTCGTGCCGGTTGCTGCGTCGTCATAGACCGTGATCGTCGGGGTTGTTGTGGCGGCCGACACGAAGATGCCGAGCAGCGCCGTCGGGCCTTTCCATACGTTGCCGCTCGCGGCGACTTGTGCGTAACCGCCAGACTCGGCGACGAGGCTATTCATGTCGGCTTCTCCTTACTTGCGCGCGGGCGCGGTTTGCGGTGCGAGTGCTTTCGCGAGCGCAGACGCCATCATGTCGACGAGCGCAGCGTCTTTCGGATCAGGTGCGACGCCGACCGTTTGCAGGCTCGTGATCGGGTCGACGTACTGGCTTGGGTACTTCGCCTTCATCTCGCGCGCCGCGTCGTCGAGGGGCTCCATGTGATAGCCAGGAATGCCTTCGAAGTTGATCTCTCGGCCCGCTTCGAGCAGCTGGTCGTCGATGTATGCAGGCTCGGTCAACCGGTAGCGCGGCGCGCCCGGCTTCATGTACTGGTGTTCGTCATCGTAGTAACGGGGCGTGCGCATGGTGAGACTCCGTGTGATTTAAAAAAACCCCGGCCGAAGCCGGGGCAAAGCCGCTGCTGCACTTAGTTGCTGACCACGATGCCGGGCTTGTAGTAGCGCTGATCGGTCGGGGAACCGAGCCACGCGATGACCGCGCCCGTCGTGTTTGCACCGACGTTCACGTATGCGAGGCGCAGATAGCGCGGCGCCGGGCCCGCGTCCGGGTTGACCGACGGCATCGGCAGCGAATAGCGCGAGCCCGCCGTCAGACCGGCGACAGCCACCGCGCCCGTTTCCGAGTACGTCGTCCACGTCGAGTTGTCCGTCGAGCCCTGCACCTGGAAGTTGACCGACGTGCCGCCCGTGAAAGCGGTCGTGATCATGATGATCGCGGTCATGTCGCCGGCCGGGCCAGTGTTGGCGTCGCCGATGTCACGCTGCGCGAGAAGATCGAGCGTGTTGGTGGAGGGGTTCGTGGCGCCCGATGCGAACTGGTTGACGCCCACAAGGCCGTTCGCGACCGAGTAAGTGCCGTCGAACATAAGAAGTCCGTCGATGATCATGGTGTGTGCTCCTTAAACGAGGCGTGCTTCGGTCGACAGCAGAGCGTCAACCGTGCGGATCGGAATGCCGCGGAACGTGGTGATCGCCTTGCCTTGCCACTCGTCGAGGCGCAGCAGTACGTTCGTCTTGTTCACGGCTTGGATGTCGAGATAGGTTCGGATCGTGCGGTTGCAGTAGATCGCGAGCTTGCCCATCTGCATCATTGCGCCGTCCGGTGCGTCCGACTTCTGCTCGGTCGACACTTGAACCGGCGCCGTCGGCAGACGGTGCACGCCGCGAATCAGTGCGTTGATCAGGTTCGCCGCCGAGCCGCCCGAGAGCAGAGACACGTCGATGTTCGCGATCCGCACGGTGTAGCGCCAGTCGCGCACGGTCAGGCCCATGTCCCACTTGAAGTGAGTCCGGTAGCCCTGATAGAGGTTGCCCGACGCGTCTTGCAGAGGCCACTCGCCGAGGTCACGGTGTTGCAGACCCGAGATCTTGCCCTTCGGGAAAATCCCGTGGACCGTATTCGGACCCCAGCACGTGATCCAGATCGAGGTATTCGTCGACAGCGTGCCGCCCGCGTCGATCACGTTCGCGGCCGTCTGCGCGGTCGAGATCGTCACCGAGTTGTAGCGCGGGGCGAGACCCATGAAACGTTCCGGGTTGACCGTCACGTTGCCGTAGAACAGCGTCGACGCCATCTGCTGATTCATGCCTTCGAGGAAGGCCATGTCTTCGGACAGGCGGAACTCCGCGGTGTTGCCGTTCAGATCCGCGAGATCCTTGTCGATCTCCGAATAGCATTCGAGCATGCCGCAGTTATCCGTCACCTGCGCGGTCGTCGACTTGGTCTTCGCCACGCCGTAGTTCAGCAGACGCCACGTTGCCGACGGGAGACCCGTGCGGACGGTCGTCTTGTGACCGGTCGGGAGGTTACCTTCTACGACGAGCATGTCGTCGAGGATTTCGTTCGTCTGCGAGAGCAGATTAATGATGGTCGCGACCTTTCCGTCGTCGTCCATCCGCTTGGCCCAGTCCGCATAGGTCAGGGCGGTGCCGCCAATAGTTGCCATTTGTGTGGCTCCTTAAGGGTTTGATTTTTAACCTTCGTGCCCGTTTCCGAGGCCGGCCATCGTTGGGTAAAGGGTCGCGCCGGCAGACTTGGTCTTGCCGCCGCCAGGAGAGCCATTTACCGGTGTGGCGGGCGCGTGGGATTGGGCCGCCTTGAAGAGACCACGGATTATTGCGGGGTTGTTGCCAGCGCCTGTTACGTTGAGCGCCTCGTAAAACGCTTTTGAGTCTTCGCCGAGCAGAGCGTTCAGTCCGGCTTTGGTCGCGGCAAGATTCTTGTCAAGGTTTGCGCCACCGATGACGGGGTCGTTCCTGACTTCGGCTTGCCACTGGTTTTGCAGATCCGTCCATGCACGATACGGTGCTTCGGATTGCTGCTTAAGTTCAGAAGTGTACAGATCGACGAACTTCTGTGCTACTTCTTGCGAGACGCCTGCCTCGCTTGCGATCTTCGAGAACGCGCCGAGCTTCTCCGCGTCGACCTCGACACCTTCGGGCAGCGTGAAGTCAGCGTACTTGATCGGCTCTTTCGTTGCCGCGGCGTCGTCTTTCTTCTCGCCCGCTTCCGGTTTTTCGCCCTCAGCAGGAGTCGCCGCGTCGGCCGGCGCGTCGTTGAGCAGGCTCGCGGGAGGCGTCAGACCGGCATCAGCCGTCGCAGCAGCAGGAGCGCCGCCAGCCGGCGCATCGGTCGCGCCCTCACCTTCGAGCAACATGAATCGGTTGAGCAGTCGCTTAAGCACCGGAGTTCTCCTTCGTCATCGTCATGTAGTCGTCCATGCAGTGGATCTGAATCTCGGCAAAGATCGGCATGCCCGCGTTGCGCATGCCCAGCGCGAAGGCTTCTTTGCTCGCGTTCGCCGTGAAGTCGACGCGAAACAGCCCGCACGCAGAGAGGAATTGCCACATCCACAGGCGCCCGTCGGCCGAGCCCATGATCTGCTTGAGACCGTTGATGCGGCGCGCCTCGCGCACCTTCGCGCGTTTCTCGCGCTCGGCAACTGCCTTGCGATCGCCTGCGTCTTGCCGGTCGACCGGCTGATCGAGTTCGTCAGTGGACGATCGCATGGTCTTCCCCCGTGCTGGTCATGATTACGTTCGACTTCTGGCCGATGTGGCTTAGCCCGAAGGACGTAGCCCAATCGAGATAGACCTTGTGCCCAGCCTCGCGCGCCATGCGGCAAAAGAAAATGTCCTCGCCCTCGATCCACGGCTCGCCGTCGGTCACATGCGCGGGAGTCTGGAAGTACGGCCGCGCTAGGTTGTCGAAGACGCTCATCTTGATCAGCAGACAGCCAGTCGGCAGCGCGCCCACTTCCATCGGTTCCGCGGTCGTGATCGCCGTTTCGTGCACGGCCTGCGCGAGCATCGTGCCGTCGACCGTCTTGCCGAGGAGCATGCGCGGCTCTTCGCGCTGCACGTACGTCGCGCCGACGATGTCCTTATCGAGCGAGAGCAACCGGCGCAGCGCCCACGGATGCACGACGATGTCGCTGTCGACGAAGAACGCGTAGTCGACGCCGAGCTTCTTCGCCTCCTCGATCGCGTTATTGCGATTGTTCACGACGAGCGAACCCTTCACATTGACGATCGCGATACCGATCGCCTCGCGTTCGCCGTCCGGCGACGGTCCCGAGGTGTATGCCAGCGCGGCGAGCGCCATCGAGAAATCAGCGTGAACCATGTCACCCGAGGGAACGCAGATTGCGACTTTCTTCATTTCGTGACCACCTTGCAGAACACAGCGACATGGGAGAGCGGACCGCGGAGGATCTCGTTCGCTCGGGATTCGGTGTAGACGGTTGCGAGCGCGCGCTCGTTCGTCCATCCGCCATACGGAGCGCCGTAGTCCCTGCCGATCTTCTCTGACAGGTACGAGGGCATCACATCGCCGCTGCGTTCGATGATGTGCTCAACGTGGGCGTGTTGGGCTTCGGGTTCCATCAGGGTCACTCTCCTTCGCTGTCGCGATATTCAACTTGGTAGAAATTCCACACGCGGAAGACAGCGACCTGCCTCCCGTTTAGAAACAGTTCGAGGAAGCCGTCGGCGTCGAGATGCACCTCGTCAGCCTTCACCGTGACCGGACCGGCGTCGAGATACATCTTGTAGATCGCGGGCGCGCTCAACATTCATCTCCGTCGCCGTCATTCGCGAGTTTCGGATAGACCTTGGCCGCGGCCGACTTCTTCTTCACACCCGGTTGCTTGCGGTCCTTGGCGACCATCGGCGCCTTGTCCTGATCGCCGATCTTCTTGCCGGGCGCCTGGAGTTCGGCCTGCGCTTGCAGTACTTGTGCGGGGATGTCAGCCATTACAGCCTCCTCGTGGTTCCGGTTTGAGGGTCAATCAGGAGCGGCGTCTTGTCGGGTTGCACGACGATCATCCGGCCGCCATCGATCAGCGCGAGCTCGCAGCCGGGACCGCCGTAGCCCTTCGGCAGCGTGCAGATGAACTTCGCGCCACGGATCGCCACGCCTGCCGTATTCGTCGTCGCGTTGAAGACGAGCTGCGCATCCGGCACAGCCGGTCGGCCGAGGATCGGATCCTTCGCCTGCTGCTCTTTGCGCTCTGCCTCGTACTCTTCCGCGAGGCGCATCTCGAACAGGCGCCGATCGCGCGCGCTCGCTTCAGGTCGCACCTGATCGAGCATCTCCAACGGGTCGAAAAGTTTCTCGCTCATGCGGCTCCCAACATGCGTTGCAATGCGTTCTGTCCGCCGCCGACATCGGTCTGGCTCAACGTCTGCGCGCCCTGCGCCGCCGCCGTGCTTTGCTGGATCGCCTGATCGGCTTGCTGCTGCTGACTGCGCACGGCGCGAATCTGCATGACCTTCTGAGTCGATCGGATGATCTTCGGCGAGACGCCGAGCATGTCCGCGTACTCGTCGATCGTTTCGTCGAAGTCGATGTTGTCGAGCACCTCGGGAACCGCCGCGGCGATGTTTCCGGTCAGCCCAATCAAGCGCTCGATCGCCGCCGTGCTCGCGGCCTTCTGTGCTTCGGCGAGCATGGAGATGTACTGCACCTTGATCTTCTGGCCGGATAGCTCGCGCGGGACCGGAGGCAACAACCCGCCGCGCAGCATGATGTCGAAGGTCGCATTGATGACCGGATCGAGCGCCTCGTTCTCGAAGCGTTCGAGCACCGGCCCGAGTTGGATCAGCTTCTCTTCCTTGCGCGCGTCGATCTCGGTCGCAGTGCGGACCGTGTCGAGCTGCGAGATCATCATGAACAGGTCGTTGAAGAAGGTGCGCTTTACACGCTCCTGCACTTCCTTGATGTCTTCGAGCAGCCCGGAGAAGTCAGGCGCGATCTCAT